TTTATCGGCTAGATCAACAATCTCGTCGTAAAACTTACCTAGCGCTTTGTGTTTGCTGTAGCTGCGCGTATTTAAGTGTACAGAGTGAGCAACATCACGGGCCAAAAACAACATACCTACAAATTCAGCGCATTTCATGGCTAGCTTTCCTGTGGTACTACATTAGGCATTGGTCTGGCTTGTTGGGCTTCTTCCTGACGGGCCATAATCTCAGCTTCGCGACCCATACCCTCTGACTCGGGCATGATCGGACCTTGCATCTGTTGCGGAGGTACTAAATCACCCGCATCATGCGCCGCAGCAAGCGTGCCCATCACAATATCTTGAATTTGCTCCATCGACATACCGGGCATAGTGGCTGAAATACGCTTAGTTTCAGCATCAAACGCCTTAATTTGAGCTTCAAATTCTTTGCGTTCCATGTCCTGAACTTCAATGGATTTGCCCACATTTTGCATCATTTCATGCAACTGGTTCAACTCTTGAGCCATCGCTTCCATCTGTTGCTTAGCTTGCTGCATCTCTGGCGATTCGTCAGAATCAGCCATAATCTTAGGATCAATGATCTTAGCAAAACGCTTAGCCATTTCCTGCGCGCCTGGCCAATCCATGTTCTTGATAAACAAGTCGCCAGCAACTGACCACAACTGTGGGTTGCTTTGCAGGATCATGCCCATCGCATCTAATGCTTCTTGACGCTTGGTCATGTAGCTCGGACCTGTAGTCACAACAACATCGTACTTACCAACCGATGGGTTGTAAATTTTGTCGATCTCGATGCCTTGGTTATCAACAATTTTCTTAACTGGCTCTGGCTGAGTCGGGTCAATCTTGACCATATCTGTCTCACCGTCCATGCCAATGATACGAGCCACGCGTTGTGTATCATAAATCTTTGGGATGATGTCAACTAACTGACGTGTGACGTGGCGAATAGCGCGTGCCAGATTGTCCACGTAATGATAAGTGCCAGTATCAGACTGACGCTCACGCGCCATAATTGCTTTGCCCGAACGCTCATTAGAAGTCGCTCCTAAGCTAGTGTCGTACTGACCAGTTGTCGATTTAATGTCATCCGACGCGCCCATCTTGGCCTGAATCAGACCAGTTTGTGGCAGTGGGGGCGCTGCGCGCTGCGGTAATGGAAGCACTGCACCATTTCCGTCAGTTACGTCAGGATTTACCTCTAAATATGGCCAATTCTGCGTGTTTGCAGTCTTCCACTGCATTTCGTAGCCTTCAAACTGGCCACCGTAGCCAATAAATGGCGCTTTTGGCGCCAATGCAAGCATTTCTGCCTCTTGTGACACCCAATAGTTGTACATTCTCTGTGCATCTTTGGCATTTCTGACCAATCCAGAGATGTAAATACGACCATCAACTTGGAATTCGTTACCAATTACACGCACAACAGGGATAAATTTACCCACCCAGTCACGCTGCTCTAGCATCTCATACCCGTTTGTCTTGCACCACTTCACACGTTGTGCATCTACTTCACGCGTACGCAAGGGTTTTACGCCCATTTCCTTTAGCTGCTTAGCTTCGGGTGAGCCTTCAAACGCTGTGATGTTGCCAGGGTATAAATGTAATGTTGCCTTGTCGTATTCGACGTAGTAATACTCAGCAATACGAACTGTGTCTTCATTAATCCAGACATTAATACTTTGATCGCCCACGCCTAATGACTGCAAGCTAGAGATCGGTGTGCCGTCTGGGAACATGCGCTCATAATCAGAGCGCAATATGTCTTCAGTTACAAAACACCATTTCGCATCCGAGCCGCATGGGTCTTGGATGGTTGGGTCCATGTAGACAGAGAAGGAGTTACGCACACGCATGATCTTGATGTCTTGATCAAACGAGTTGTCGTCACAGTATTCCGTAATGATACGGATATAGCCTTCGCCGTAACTTACTTGGTTTTCGCAGGCGGTGTCGTAGGCGACGTCGGCGTCCGAGATGTACTCGATGTGACGCACCATGCCGTTGTAGATTTCTGCGACTTCTGGGTCAGCGTTGTCGTCGGCAGGAATAACTTTGCCGCTCGGACGGTTTTGTCTTTGGTCGTTGGTGACTTGTCGGACATGCTGCGGTAGTTTATTAATTGTCAAACATGGGCGTGCATTAATCGTTTGACCTTGCACTGCACCACGGGTAGCTAATACGTCTGCTGGCCATTGCCAGCGATTATCTGGTGAGCCTGCGTAAAATTTTAAATCGTCTAATTCATCTGAGCGGCTGTCAGACAGTGCAGAGATCGCCATTTGCAGGCGGTTACGCATTGTCGCTAATACGTCTGACTCGCTTTTGCTGACATCAGTCGGCTGTGGATTACCACCCACATTCGCAACTTTTGCCGCCGTATTGATGCCAGTATAGTCCATTACTTTTTACCTTTTGCTGGTGCTGCGCGTTTAACAGCGTATGCTATTGCAACCGCCTGTTTAACCGGTTTGCCAGATTTTACCTCAGCCTTGACATTTTGACGAAATGCTTTTTCAGATTTTGACTTAACTAATGGCATTATTTACCTTTCTTAGCAGTCTTAGCAGACTCTTTAAAATCCTTCTTGGTCGGCGCGCCTGGTGTGCCTGGCTTTCTCATCTTCTCGCCAGAGCCTGCTTTGATACGTTCGCGTTTAGCATGAATGTTTGCGTAGAGTCCGTTTTTCATTAGCATTTCCACCTTTTCAAAGATGCCTTGGCGCGGGTTGCATCGCCTTTAGCGTTTTTCACCACACCTTCCATACGGGCGCAAAATGATTTCTTTCTGCCTTCGTCTGCTTTAGTCTTAGGGCTTGGCGCAGGCGCTTTCAGATTAGAACCTGTTTCACGGTTATATTTCTCACGTCCTTTGGCGGTTAGCCCCGCACCTTTGGACACAGGTAGTTTTTCTCCTCTACCTACGCTTAACGACACACCTTTTTTTGTCGCCATCTTAGCTCCCCATCCAGCCGGTCGAGGCTGTTTGCTGTTGATATGAACGCGGTGCATTTCTGGCGCCGCGATCATAACTAGATTCTCTGTGTGCTACAGGAAACGCAAAGGTCACTGCTAATGCATCCGCCGCATCTGGTGAGGCGAGACCGCGTGACTTCATTTCCTTCTTGCCTTCTAAGTAAATTGTGCCTGACGAGTCCGGTTTTTTCATCGGTCCAGTCAAGTCAGCTTTTAGCTGTCGATCGTTCGGTATACTGGCAGTCTTCAACCAATCCCGCATTGCGCCCCACATCTCTGCGCGCTTGTTGCCCCACATGACAGGCTTGCTTGATTTCCAACCAAAGTTAACCCCACGCACTTTGTATCGCTGTTCTTTTAATCTGTCAAGTATCCCGTAGCCTAGACCACCTTCGTCGATCACCGTCAGTGCTGGCCGGTACTCTTCAATCGCATCAATCACTCGACCGACTGTGGTCATCGTGTCTTCACCATGGAAGCGTTTGATCGCCACCAAGTCTCGACCTTGCCTGACGACAATTACGGTCGAGTCCGCGCCGCCTCGAGCTGGGTCAACGCCGAGAATAATTGGCGCCGTCGCATCCTTGTATTTCTCCCGACTGCCGGCGTCGTCGACAAGACGTGCACCAATAAACTGATCTTCGCCAGCCGTTGGGAATTCACCGTAGACCTCAACCCTAGCCTGTGGCGAATCCTCGCCATATTCCGCAATGATCTGCTCATATACCTGTTTGTCCGTATCTTCTACTGTGCGTGAGTCAATATTCCTTGTATTCCAAAAGTTACGCTTGGCGTGAAAGCACTCATAAAAGTAACCTTGGTTTCGACGCGGGTTGGAGAACGCAAACCAATATCTATCTAAAATCGGCTCGGTAAAGAAGCCCGCACCAACCGACCAGATCGGGTCTGGAATACCGGACGCCTCATCAAAGATCAACATCATGCCGTCGTGGTTGTGCACACCAGCGTAACTGTCTGGGTTCTCTTCCGACCAGAGTTTACCTTCCGCCGCCCAGTAACGCGTACCCTTCTTTAAGTCCCGCTCGACCAACTCCGTGATCCATTTGGCCGGCACGAGCTTTGTCGCCGAGATTTCCCACCAGTGGTTATTAATAATCATCGCCTGCCATTTGGTCAACTCACCCCAAGTGACCGACCGCAACTGCGCTTCACTGTTGGCCGACACAATCACTGACGACCCGATGCGGGTAGTTAACATCCACAAGATTAGCCAACTAACTAACGCTGACTTACCAATACCACGACCAGACGCAATCGCTAGTCGCAACGCTTCCATGTCTAGCTGACCTCGGTTTTCTTTGATGTGGTTGGCGATTGAGCGCAGCGTTTGCCGCTGCCAAGTGCGAGGCCCTTTGAAGTGCGCTAGCGGCGTGTTGGGTTTGCCCCAAGGAAAGGCGAACAACACAAACGCTTCTGGATCATCCGCAACTTGCGGCGCCCAGAGTTGCGCCATTAGTAGTTGCTCACCTTCTGAATCATATATCGGCAGTTGTGCCATGCGTCACTTTGGTTGTGGATAACGTAATTCTGTTGGGCTGGCAAATGGGCTTAACCCTTGCTCAAGCCGCATGCGCGCATAATCCTGCGCCTTGCGATAAATACCTTCTGGTATCTGTTCGTCTTCTTTTAAATTCTTAAGCATAGACAATTCTTCCGGCAGTAGCGTTGGCACCACCAGCGGATGCGGCACTAACTTGCCGTTGTACTCAAACGCCGAGGATAGTTCAGTCATCTTATCTAATGGCTTATCCGATATGTCACCCATAAACCCTCGACCTTTGGGCAGCACTACTTCGTCTAGCCCAGACTCACCGGCGTAGCGCATTCCGTACGGCGCTATCCCCTGCGCCAGCATATTACTAGGCTTCTTGGCGAGCGCGTTCTTTGGCATATTCTAAAACCTCTGATTTCTGTTCGGTGATCAGCCCGTCAATGACGCGCTCTTTTGCTTCTTGCAACGCCTGCGTGATGCTGATCTTTTGATAGACGTCGATACTGATTTCCTGCTTGGCCGTCCAGCCGTGCGCGTGTTGCAGTATTGCTAACGCTGCCTTGGCGTCGCCATTACGTGCTGCGTCACGCAAGAACGCAGACGCTTCCCGTTCACTGTCAGCGCGTCCTTTTAATTCTGCCATCTCGGCGACAGGATCAAGCTGGCATAACTGCCGGTACTCTTGTGGCAGCATGCCTGCGGCTAACGCCAATGAGTCGCCCTTTAATCCTAAAGCGGCAGCATCGTAGATCGCCTGAAGCCTGGCCTCAGTCGCCTCCACTTTGCGCGCTGTGAATGGTAAAGATTTAAACATAGTTTGCAGTATAACTAAAAAATTTAAAAATAAAAAAAATTTTGCTGCGTAGGCGTGAGCTACAAAAATAAAAAAAATTTTGCGTGATGCCTCCGTGAGCGTGACCGGCCTGCACGGGTCCCCCACCCCCCTCCCTTGTTAAAAAAGCAAGTTAGTAAGTACTCACTTATTTTTGTTGCCGATTTGACATGAG